AGCCACAGGTATTGATGACAACCCATATGATCACAACGAAGGCGAAGATCAGACAGCATTGGTGAACGCCGCATTGTGGAATATGAAGGATGTGTATCAAACCATAATGTCAGGTGAAGCTCTATCAGAAGATGATATGTTCTCATATGGAGACCTTGTGCAATACTTGGAACAGGCAGATATGCCCGATCATTACAGCAAGTTTTGGGATTTGATCACAGATGCCATCAACTCAGCAGGTGGATTTGCAGGACAGGGTGATGCAATTGATGTGGACAAGAACATTGCACCACAAATCAAAACACTGTATCAACAATTCAAGTCTGCCACAGCGAAAATCAAAGGCGTCAAAGAAGCACCGACTCATGCAAGACCTATAGACCCTAATTCAGTGTTTGCAAGATTAGGCAACGACATTCAAAGTATTATGAATGATGCATTAGATGGCAATGATATGGCCGATCGTATTGCAGACGAATTAGGCGACTATTTGAGAAATGGTGAGGCTCCGGAAGGCTCCCACTATGAAAAAGCCATTAGAATAGTTATGGATGCAATGCATGATGGTCCAAAAGCACAGTGGCAAGCGGCTGAAGAAGCAATTAGTGTCTTACACAGCGAAGAAAAAAATCCTAAATTTGCCGACGAAGTTGCAGAAGCCAAGGATCCATACTCAGAAGACATCAACGATATCCTAAGATTATCAGGCTTAAAATAATTCTTGACAAAAGAATAGTGATGCGTATATAATATGCATTACAGTGATACACAACAGGCAAAAACATAGGAGGCTAACATTATGGCAACACTGGCAGAAATAAGAGCAAAACTCCAAGCTCAAAACTCAAAACCATCAGGTGAGGGTTCAATTGGAGACAACGCAATATATCCACACTGGAACATTCCAGAGAATTCAGAAGCAGTACTTAGATTTTTACCAGACGGTGATTCTAACAACACTTTCTTTTGGACCGAAAGAGCAATGATCAAACTGCCTTTCAATTCAGTGAAGGGTGATGCATCATCGGGTCCGGTACAGGTACAAGTACCATGTATGGAAATGTATGGTGATGCTTGTCCGATACTTGCTGAAGTGAGACAGTGGTTCAAAGACAAATCATTGGAAGACTTGGGCAGAAAGTATTGGAAGAAGCGTTCTTACATATTCCAAGGATTTGTGGTGTCTTCTCCATTACAGGAAGATGCACAACCAGAGAACCCAATCAGACGTTTCATCATTGGTCCACAGATTTTCAACATCATAAAGTCTGCACTGATGGATCCTGAAATGGAAGATCTACCAACTGACTACACCAGAGGAGTTGACTTCAGAATCAACAAGACCACAAAGGGTGGTTATGCTGACTATTCAACATCCAAATGGTCCAGAAAGACTACTCCACTAACGGAAGAACAAAATAATGCTATCAGCACACATGGTCTACACAACCTAGGCGACTTTTTACCAAAGAAACCAACAGAAGTTGAGATCAAAGTGATGGAAGAAATGTTCAGAGCATCAGTGGATGGTGAGCCTTATGACGCAGACAAGTATTCACAATACTTTAGACCAGGTGGTTTCAAAGCACCTGCCACAGGCAGTGGAACCACAGCACTTCCACAAGGCGAAGCAGTGAAAACAGAAACTGCTCAGCCAACTGTGACTGCGACACCCGAGCCTACTCCTGCTCCACAACCAGAACCAACACCTGCTCCAGAGCAACCAGCACAAACAAGTGGTGGTAATCAAAAAGCAGAAGACATTCTGGCAATGATCAGAGCAAGACAATCAAAATAATGCAATTGGGGGCTTCGGCCCCCGTTGACACATTTGCTAAAATCTAATATAATAATGTAAGAGGTAAACAATATGGTCAAACCGTTTGATGTAACAAAATTTAGAAAGTCCATTACTAAATCTATCGATGGATTAGGCATTGGATTCAATGATCCAACAGATTGGATCTCCACAGGCAATTATGCACTCAACTATCTAATTTCTGGTGATTTTAACAAAGGAATACCGTTAGGCAAAGTAACTGTGTTTGCTGGTGAGTCAGGTTCTGGCAAATCATACTTTTGTTCAGGCAATATAATAAGAGAAGCACAAAAGCAAGGTATATTTGTAATACTAGTAGACTCAGAAAATGCACTAGATGAAAAATGGTTAAAAGCACTAGGCGTAGACACAGCAGAAGACAAATTGATGAGATTAGGTATGTCAATGATAGATGACGTGGCTAAAACTGTTTCAAACTTTATGAAAGAATACAAGGCTGATTATGGCGAAAAAGATCCAGAAGACAGACCAAAAGTATTATTTGTCATTGATAGTCTGGGTATGTTGTTAACACCAACAGATGTTGACCAATTTCAGAAAGGTGATATGAAAGGTGATATGGGGAGAAAACCCAAGGCACTGACAGCATTGGTAAGAAACTGTGTCAATATGTTCGGTTCATACAATGTGGGGCTAGTAGCAACTAATCACACTTATGCATCGCAGGATATGTTTGATCCAGATGACAAAATATCAGGTGGACAAGGATTTATCTACGCATCTTCAATTGTAGTAGCAATGAAAAAATTGAAACTAAAAGAGGATGAAGATGGTAACAAAGTTACTGATGTGCGTGGTATTCGTGCCGGTTGTAAGGTGATGAAAACAAGATATGCTAAACCTTTTGAAGGCGTACAAGTGAAAATTCCGTATGAAACGGGAATGGATCCTTATTCTGGACTACTTGACTTGTTCGAAAAGAAAAATCTTATTACACAATCAGGAAACAGATTGAAATATATAACAGCAGAAGGAAAAGAACTTCTTGATTACAGAAAAAACTGGGGCAAAGACAATTTAGAAATTGTTATGTCTGAGGTAAGTAATCAGTTAAAACTAGAGGAGAAAACAGAAAACACTGTTGTTGAAGAAGATGGAGACAGAAATGCTAATTGATGTATGGGGACTACTTAAATCTTACGTACCGAGTAAGGACAAATCTGTAGTTGCAGAAAGATTTGTACACATTGCATTAGATCACGGCATTGAAGATCATGAACTCAGAGAGTTAATGGGCAATGACGAAGATCTTGATGAAATCATCAAAGAAAATTTAGATGCTGAATATCTCGACGACGAGGATCTATGAACTGGTACTCTATAGTTTCACAAGATATATCTAAAATACCAGACGCTATTCAAGACTACGAAAAAGAACTTGATATGGCATCTCAAGAGGTTAAACTTTATGGCAACATTGAAAAACAGAGTGCCGCTATGCCAGGAATTGTCGAATCAAGATTTAGACAACTGCAAGAAATCGAAGGCATACTCAAACACCTCGAAATACAATTGCGTAGATTAAAAACCAAACACTACAAAAAATATCTTGAAAATTATCAACGAGCACTAACTTCACGTGATGCTGAAAAATATGCAGAAGGCGAAGATGAAGTGTGTGACTATGAAGCCATTGTCAACGAATGGGCACTGCTTCGCAACAAGTGGTTGGGCGTGATTAAATCACTGGATCAAAAACAATGGCACATCACAAATATAGTTAAACTTAGAGTGGCTGGGATGGAAGATGCTAACCTTTAGTAGAGATCATCTACCAAAATATCTGCCAAAACACGGAGTTGTAGCAGAACTCGGTGTAGACAAAGGCGATTATTCAAAAATAATTTTAGAACACAACGAACCTAAAAATTTATTTCTAATCGACAGTTGGACGCATATGCTAACTTCAACAGACTATGATGCAGTCCATAGTAAAAAATACGAGGATGTGAAAAATTTATTCGATCAATATCAAAATGTAACAATACTCAAGAAAGACACAAACGAGGCCATCAATGATTTTGCAGATCAAAGTTTTGACTGGATATACATAGATGCTGATCATCATTATGCTCCTTGTCTAAATGATCTAAGGACTTGGTCCAGCAAGGTCAAAGACGACGGCTACATTTGTGGCCACGATTTTATAACAAGGCCAAAAAAAGGATTCGGCGTCAATGAAGCAGTGACCGAGTTTGTGGCAGAAACAAAATTTTTTCTCTGTGGCACAACCAACGAAGAAAATTTCCAATCATTTGTCATATCAAAGACAGCATCAGCAAAACAAAAATTTTTATCACAAACATTTGCATAGATAATATGCAAAAATATCTATAGCTAATCTGCACGACTGATCTATTGTATTAACACTGTATTTTGTGATTTTTGTGTCATAAATTAATAGTGGAGAACACAATGAAAAAACTAATACAATTATTAACCAAACTTGGAAAACTTAACACACTTGGCAACAAGAAAAACGTAAAAGAAGCATTCAAATACGTCTACTAATGGAAAGAAAGAAGGAAGAATGGAAAGAGTATATGAAAATACTGCAAGAAGTCTTGGTCAGTTTAGTCGTTTTATCAATAGTATTTTTGGCAATAACGATGAAAACATTATCAACTTTTGCAGAACCGAATATGGCACTGAATGGCAGTGGGCGTATTCTACTTGGCAAAGGGAAAGAAAATTTCCAAATTATCTCGACAGAGATGTTGCATAATGCCAAAATTCAGCAATGAAAATTGGGGACAAGCATTCCGAATGTACTGTAACACAACTGCCTGGGGTTACAGTCCAACATACAAACACACAGGCAACAAACACACAGTGACATGGGAGCAAGACAATGAGAAAACCAATATGGGCAGGACACATTCGTCCGCAGAACATCTCAAGAAGGATCAAGTAGATGCAATATATTAAACAAATATTCGAATTGTTCAAACCTCAATCACAACAAGAGTGGATTGAGCAATACCTCGCACAGTCAGTGAGTCTCTATGATCTCGAACAAAGACAACGAGAATTGACTCGCAAAGGTATATACTAAGATGA